CCCATTTCTGGAGCTTGAGATTTAATTCCTGATTGATCTTGTTGCAACTGTTGTAAAATTTGTTTCCAGATACCACTTTCAAAAAAAGCTTCAAAGCTTTGAAACTGAACTTTTTGTTCTGGCTCCATTTGTGACCATATTTCTGCTGCAATTTGCATGCTTTGATCATTAGGTTCTTGGCCACCCATTCTAATATCACCTTGGTTATATTTAATGTCTGGTGCTCCAGCTTGTATTGATTCGTTCATTGAAATTTTTTCTTCCATAGTATCTCCTTTTACTTTGTTTTTGCGAACAAATCAAGAGCCGGCATAATAACTGTTACATCTCTTTGCACGTCTTCTTCAGGTATATTAGCAGTTTTTAAAGCCTCTTCAGTCTCATAGACCTCACCTGTTTTCTTGTTCTTAATTGTTGTTATTATCTTATCTGGTGTTAGCATTTTTATTTCACTCATTATGTTGTTACCTCTTTCTTAATGTTTAAATAGCTAATAGCTACATCAAACGAATCTGTTGTGCTTGATAGCACTGTAAAAGTTGTGCCACCCTCTACTATTAGCGGTTGGGTTAATAATTCTTTAGTTGTGTTTGCTGTTAATTGTGTTGATTTTATAGCTGTAATACTATTGTTTACAATAGTTACTGTTGGTGTACCAGCTGATGTAACTAATATTGATTTAATAACAATAGTTTCATTAACTGCAGGAATACCCGATCCTAATGGTGTGAGTGCACTACCACTTGTGCTGTTGTCTATACCTATAAATTTATACTGATTTACTACTGCCATTAATCTAAAAAGAAACTTCTAGCTTCTATCTCCTGTTTTAATTCTTCTTGAAATGTTGTGTTTAATTTCTCAAGAACTGCATCTAAATCTCTAACTAAAGATTGTGCTACATCTTCTTCATACTCCGAGCTTGCTCTAGTTAATGTCTGTACAATTTTAGCCATTATCTTCTTCCCCCAGCATGTATATCTAATCTAAAAGTTCCTAGTTTCCAACTAGTATCCACTGCTGTATTAGATATTGTAAGAGCTATGGCTCTTCCTCTAGCACGAGTGTCTACTTTATCAGTTGAAGCTGATATAGTAAATGGACCTAATGATGAACTAGCTGCTGTATCATTCGGATAATTTCTTAAATCTAATTGTATAATAGAGTTTCCTTGTTGTGATATAAAATCTGGTATAATTCTACTAACTCTCATAATGTTTTCACCATCACCTCTAAGGTCAGCCATATTCGTTGCTGCTCCTCTCACAACTTTTTGTGTAATATCATAATCACCAGAAGTAATGTCAGCTGGAATAGCTGTTGTTACTCCTAGTCTTACTTGATTAACTCCTGTTTCATGTTCATAGTAATATGAAATACCTTCTGTGTTTCCAACTACATCAAAAGATGTATCTGTGCCTGCATCATATTGAGTTGCATGAGGTAAACCAAAAACAGAAGAATCTTGCCATGAAGTTCTAATAAATAAAGGACTTGCGTTTACAAACCATATAGGTCGTTTAGCAGTTGAGTCTAAATAACTATAAGTAACCGACTGTGTATTTACATTAGAACCAGCTTCTGGATAAAACCATGTTACTTCACCAAATAAGTTATTAATACCTGCATAAACCATTTGGTTAGATGTTGTATTTAAATTATCATAAACATAATCTTCAACTAAACAATCCATAGATTCTAGTTTACCTGTGTATCTAAAGAAACCATTGTCAGACATCCAATACGCAGCACCATCAACTTCAACAGCTGCATTCTTACCAATCAGTCCACAGTTAGTACCAACTTGTTCAAAAGCAAATGTAAAGGGAGTTCCAACAAAACGCATAGTAAATAAAGCTGTATCACTCCAAACATATAATGCATTTCTACCAAGTTTAGCACCCATGATCCGTGATCCAGCAGCCAGTCTTTGTGTACCAGCACTATTTTCAGCTGTAGGTGTATAGTCATTAATATTTTCTTGAGAAGAAAACCTAATAAACATATCATCTTGCGTAGATTTATCTCCAATAGTTGTTTCTGTTCCAAAAAATACTAAGTGACGATCGGGAGTAGAGACTAACATATCTCTAGACGCTGTAGGTGCACCTGTTATAATGGTTGCACGTGTTGCTGTTGCATTAGATGCATCTGCATTCCATTCAAAACACTCACCATTAAATATTAAAGCAATAAGTGTACTTCCTAAATTATCTAATGCCCACATACCAGGTTCTGCAACTTTATCCGTAGTCGATGCTGCTTGGCCCCAGGCTGAGTAAGCACTAAAATTAGTAACTGTTGCGCCAGTGCTGTGAGCAGCTCTAGTTGAACCTCTAACGGCTCTGGTAATACCAGTAAAACTTGTAGTCGTAATTCCTGTGTAAGATATTTCTTCAGTACCTACTTGTATAAAATTTGTTCCCGTGCTTGGAAATCCAGTTGTGCTTGCTACATTAATTGTAGATCCTGACCCACCAGTACCATTTGCATCATCATTTAAACCACCATTTAATGTAGTTGTTTGTGGGTTTGTAACGGTACCTCCCCACTGTGATATACCATAACCAAAAACTCCAACCTGTTCAGCAGGTCCTACGTGAAAATATTGAAAAAAAGTTATAGCTCCAGATGTAGTTGCTCCTGCTCCTGTTTCATTACTACCAGCATTTATTTCTAAAGTTGTAGTTGTAGGTACGGCAGTAACCATAAATTTTTTATCACAAAAAGTAGTAGACGAAAAATTAGAACCTGTAATAGCTGTAAACGTAGACGCATCTCCAAACAATATTATATCACCTACTTGAATATTGTGTGCAGAGGAAAAAGTTAAAGTTACGGTTGGTTGACCATTAGTCGTACTAAAAAAATTAGTGGCTGCAGTTCCTGATGGATTTACTAGTGGGTGTATGTCATAGTATACTCCGCCAGAGTATGCATATAAAATTCTATTAGTGCCTATAGCTGCGTACTTAATACCTTCTTTATTAACCATGTGATGCAAACCCCTAGCTGCACCAGTTAGTTTACTATCTCCTAATTGAGCCCAACCGCCTATTTTTTCAGGTGTACCATATCTAAAACGTACGTTTGTACCGCCTGTCCATTGCGATTCAGCTCCAGTAGATGTAACTTGTTTATTAAACCCTGGTAAAAACCCTAATTTTTGTAACATATAAAATCCTTATAAAGAAGGCAGTAGATATGGTGGATTACTGCCTTCATCATAAAGTATATATCATCGTTTAAACCAGTTAGGAAGACCTAAATGTAAACGTTTATCAAACATATTATCTTTAGATCCTGGAGTTTTACGATTGTTATAATGAAGAAATACTTGAACACAGTCTTTACCTTTAAATTTTTTTCGCCAATGTTCTAATTCACAACCAGAATATACTAACATATCACCTGGTTTTAAATCTATCCTAACTCCTTTGATACCTTCTTTTCCAGATGGCTCTAAATAGATTGGCCAAGGGTTACCACCAAGATTCATTGTTGTAGATATTTCACAACTAAATCTATCTTTATGTCTTTTAAGTTCATCACCTTTTTTATAAATTCTTGCATAGGTATAAGCTGGGTATAATTTAAGTCCTGTTACTTGTTCCATTTTAGGTTGACATTTTAACATTAATGTTTCCATAGCAATATTAGAATACTGACTATAGGTATTTGGTATTTGTGCATCATCATAGCTTCCTATAATATTTTCAAAAGGCGAAAAGTATCTGTGTAATCTACAAGTATCATAAACTTGCTTTTGCATACTAAAATAATTATATAAAAATATAGCTAAATTTTTATCAACAGCTTGTTTAACAATTTCATATTTATTTTTTTTAAATGACATTTTATTCTTTTAAAATTTTTTCTGGATTTAACGATATGTTACCAGAAATACTAACTCTAGTTTTATTAGATGAATAAAAAGGATAAACAATGTGAATTAAACTAGATGGAAAAAATAACATTGTTCCTTCATACTCTTTACTTAATTTATATTTATAATTTAACATTTGACCTAACGTATTGGTATACGCAAATTGAAAACAATTAGCATTAGGTGCATTTGAATGATTAACAAAAGGTAATTTATTTTCTTCTTTAAAATCAACTGGAATATCGATCCAAATTACAAAAGAAAAAACTCCTGAATGATTATGCATAGGATTAAATTCATGTTTTTTTTGAAAGTTAACCCAAAACGAACTTAAAACAAAAGAACAATTTTTTGTTAAAACTTCTGGAATAACTGATAACTTATTACTTCCAAGAAGTTCTTTATATTCTAATATAGTTGAAACTAAAGTAGTATTATAAAATGAATTGTTTTTATCTTTTATATGGTAAGAACTATTAATATTTCCAGCTAAACCATTATTAAAAATTTTTCCTTTATTTTTTATATAAGATTTTAATTTATTTAAATCTTTTTTAGAAAGTTTTTTTTCTATGTAACCTACGTTTGGAAAAGTTTTATACATCTTTAGCCATTCCTTTTGGCACAGCTTGCATGTTCCAGTGAATAAATCTAAAAGGTTCTATACCAAAGTCTACACTAAACTCATGTTCTAAATACCCTGGAAATATAATTAACGTTCCAGGTTGAGGTCTAAAATGAATTAGTTCATTACCATTAAGAATTTCTGTTGTATTAATTTTCATATTTAATTTAGTTGATCTTGCTCCTGTTCTTGGTTCATGAAATATTGGCATAGATGTTTTTTCACTTGCTTTTAAAAAATAAAATCCTGAAACATGTTGGTTCCAATGGACATGCGCAGAATGATGCCCACCTCCTTTTCTAGCAAACTCTTGTACCCATAACTCACTAAACATAGTTGTATATTGTTGCATATCAAAACCTTGATGATCTAAAAATTCCCAAGACTTATCTCCAACATATTTTTTAAAATCTCTAAAATCATTATCAACTGTTAGAAGTGTTGAGTGATAGGATTTTCCAAAGTCACCATATTTTTTAATATATTTTTTTTCTTTTGTTTTTGCGGCTTTAATATATTTATCACTAGCTTTATTTAAAGATTTTACAAATTCTGGTTTTTGTTCCGACCAAATAGGTGTTTTAAAAAATTCATTTATTTGCATATTATTTATATGGGTATCCCAGGCTCCACATTACTAATGAATACCTTGTTCCTTTTGTGACTGGTTTAACTCTATGCCAAATAAAAGAAGGAAACACAATAATAGATCCTTTTGATAATATTTCGTTGGTTTTTTTTAAATGTTTCTCTTCATCTCTCATGTGTGGTTCATAATTTCTATAATCAAATTCTAATTCACCGCCTTCATATTCTGAGCCATCGGTTAATTGACAAGTCATAGATAATTTTCTAATTTTACCTTTTTGTAAATCTCCATGTTTTTCATCATAAACTTTATCCATAGAATCATAATGCCAATCATAATATTGGTTATGTTTATATTTTGTAAATTGACAGGGTTCAGAAAAATCCCATTGAAAGTTCCAACCTGCTAATTTATTTGCTTCATGTATATACGGATGTACCTCTTTATAAATCCAAGTATCATCTAACCAAGTAATATCTGATTTTCTATAGTTTTGAATATTTTTAATATCTTGTTTAGAAAGTTTTTTATCTTCATAACCACCTATCCTGGCTACAGTTTGTTCTTTTGATAATGCATATTTTACAATGTCATCACAAATTCTTGGAGGTATAACTGATTTAAAATACCAATAATAATTATTTAAGTTCATAAGTTATAGTTTGTACAAAATTTAAATCATCTTTTTGAGTATTGGTTAGGTAATACATATTAGTTGAAGGAAACATAATAAATTTATTATTTGTAAGAGGTATATCCCAACTCCTACCTTTTCGTCTATTATCGTCATAATGAATTCGAACATTACAATTTTTAACTTTGACGCCATAGAGTAATGTAAAGTCTGGAGAGTATGTAAGATCAACAGGATTTACATCTAATAATGGAGTTGTAGTTTGGTTAGGTTTATAAATATTTCCCCAAGTTTCTTTTTCAATTAAATAAAACTTGTGTTTTATTAATATATGTTCTCTAACATAGGTTGTGAGTTTGTCGTAAGTTCGTGAAAATTGTAATTTTTCATTAGTTAAATTAGAATGTAAAATATGATGAGATAAATCAACGCGATCTATTTCCCAATGTTCCGGCATTGAAACATCTCCACAATATATAGCTTGTTCCGTTAATACTTTCTTTTCCATACCTACTTTTAAAGATAATAAATTTATATTATACTGTCAAGTAATAAAAATTATTGATTTTGTATTCTAAGATTGTCTTCAGCTATATTAACAGTAATTAAATCCCAAGATTGACCGGATTCATTCCAATCGTAATAATATTTATTATCTGCATCTGCATTTTGTTCTGCCGTAAGTTCGGGTTCATTACCAATTGGTGATTCCCATCTAGCTTTTGTAATATTTTTTACCCAAGAAGCAAAAGGTTTTGGTTGAAAAAAAATTTGATTAACTTCGTCCCAAATATAACCTATACCTGCATAATTTCCTCTAAATGCTTTTGAATCATCACCTGATTCATGTTTATTACCAAACGTATTACGTGAAGTTTGAATCCACAAATGTGCCGGCCAATTATTATGTGTTTCTAAATATTGTTGTCCTACTGATTCTGTTTCAACACCATCAGCATTAACTGTGTCACTATCATTTAGTGTTAGTACTGTAAGTACTTCATTGTTTTCTGATATTTTTGCAAATGATGCCATATTTTTACCTATTGATATTTATACCTTATTATAACTACTCCAGATCCGCCAACTCCAC